GTTTAGAGGCGGAGAGTTAGTTAAGTCTTGGGATTATGATTATGACAGAGATCAAACTTTCTAAGAGTCAGATTTAATAAATATATCGAGAGCTTTATACACTATTTTAAATAAAGGAGAATTGAGATGCCATTTCAGGTCAGTCCAGGCGTAAATGTATCAGAAATAGATCTGAGTACTGTTGTACCAGCTGTTTCGACTACAGAAGGCGCAATTGCAGGGGTTTTCAAATGGGGACCAGTAGATACTCGTGTTCTAGTCGACAGTGAAGAAACGCTGGTAGCTAGGTTCGGGGATCCGAAACCATTTGCGAACGGAGATCTGCTAAATTCAGAGACATTTTTTACCGCAGCTAATTTCTTAGCATACGGTAATAAATTGTATGTAACACGTGTTGTAGACACTGGTGCACTAAATGCTGCAACAGATGCAAATACAGCATTAATCAAAAATGATGATTCAATTGACAGCGTAACCGTACCAGCTGGGGGACACTTCATAGCAAGATACCCTGGTTCTTTAGGTAACAGCTTAAAAGTATCAGTGTGTGATTCTGGTAATGCATATAGCATTGCTTTAGGCACAGGTATTACTATTAGTTCTGGTTCTAATACTGCAACTGTAGTTGAGGACGTAAGTTCTAAAATCCAAGTCGGAGATAGATTAAGATTTGGTAATACAAAAATTGGTACATTTGATTTAGAGCTATCTGCTATTTCAGTAGACGGTCAAACATTATCTTTCAAAAACAAATACACAGGGTCCGATGATCTTTCATCTTTTACAGGTGCAACAAGATATTGGAAACACTTTGACTTAGTCAGAGCAGCTCCTGGAACATCAGCTTTTGCAACAGCTAAAGGTGGTGTGGGTGATGAAATTCACGTAGTTGTTCAAGACGAAGATGGTGATATCACAGGTGTCAAAGGAACAGTTTTAGAAGTATACGAAGGCGTATCAAGAGCAACAGATGCTAAAACAGAAGTTGGCGAATCTAATTATTGGATCGATGTAATCGAAAGATCCTCTGGTTGGATTTATGCAAAGAATGCTGCATCGTTAGCTGCTGACACAACAGCTGCAACAGCAACTGCATTAAGCTCTAGCTTAGCAACATACCAATCAATGAGCGGTGGTGTTGACTCATCTAACGAATCTTCTATCGCATTAGGCGAAGTAGTAGCAGGGTATGACTTATACAAATCTGCAGAAGACGTAGATATCAGCTTAGTACTTCAAGGTAAGGCAATAGGTGGAACACACAAAGTAGGCCTTGCTAACTATATTAGAGACAATATTTGCGAATCAAGAAGAGATTGCGTAGGGTTTATCTCTCCAGACAAAGATGACGTAGTCAACAATGCTGGTGATGAACACACAGACGTAGTACAATTCAGAAATCAAATTTCTGGTTCTTCTTACATCTTCATGGATAGCGGATACAAATATCAATACGACAAGTATTCCGATAAGTACAGATGGGTCCCTCTTAACGGTGACATTGCAGGTTTAGCTGTAAGAACAGATGAACTAAGAGACGCATGGTTCTCTCCTGCTGGTTACAACAGAGGCCAAATCAAGAACATCGTAAAACTTGCATTTAATCCTAAGAAGGGTCAAAGAGACGTCATGTATCAAGCAGATGTTAACCCAGTAGTAACATTCCCTGGACAAGGCACAGTCTTGTTTGGTGATAAAACATTACTAGGTAAGCCTTCTGCATTCGATAGACTAAACGTAAGAAGATTGTTCATCGTACTTGAGAAAGCAATCAGCACTGCATCTAAGTTTACATTGTTCGAATTCAACGATCAGTTTACCAGAGCGCAGTTTAGAAATCTGGTAGAACCGTTCTTAAGAGATGTACAAGGTAGAAGAGGAATTACAGACTTCAGAGTTGTATGTGACGACACAAATAACACAGGAGAAGTAATTGATAGAAACGAGTTTGTTGGAGACATTTACATCAAGCCTGCTAGATCAATCAACTTCATTCAGTTAAACTTCGTTGCAGTAAGAACTGGAGTAGAATTCTCAGAGATTGTTGGTCAATTTTAATAAATAGGAATAGGAGACAAAAATGGCTTTTAACATTAACGAAATTAGGTCACAGCTAACACTTGGTGGTGCTAGACCTACCCTGTTCCAAGTAAACATCTCTAACCCAGCAAACAGTGCTGGTGATCTGAAAACTCCATTTATGGTGAGAGCTTCTCAGGTTCCAGCATCTACTTTAGGTTTTATCGAAGTACCATATTTCGGTAGAAAGGTAAAGATTGCAGGCGACAGAACATTTGCTGAATGGAACGTAACAGTAATCAATGACGAAGACTTCTTAATTAGAAATGCTATGGAAGAGTGGATGCAATCAATCAACTCTCACCTTGGCAACGTAAGAGGCTTCGGATCTGCGAGTGACTTATCTTATAAGTCAACAGCACAGGTCATTCAATATTCTAAGACAGGAGTACCTATCAGAGAATATAGCTTCAACGGTTTATTCCCAGTAAACATTACTGAGATGGAAGTTGACTGGAATGCCACAGACGTGCTTCAAGAATTCCAGGTCACTTTCCAGTACGACTGGTGGGAAGTAACTGGTGGTTCTACAGGGAACGCAGGCGGAAACTAAGATTAAAGGGCAACAACTCGTTGCCCTCTTTTCTTTTATAGGGTATGATATGCCCTTTATAAATATATAATGAGGTAACCCCTATGGCAGAATTATTCGGATTCGAGATAAAAAGAAAGTCCACAGATCAGGACTTAGGCTCATTTGTAAACAAATCAGATGATGACGGCGCTGTCGTTGTCGCTGAAGGTGGTGTTTATGGGCAATACGTAGATCTCGAACAGACAGCAAAGAACGAAGGCGAGCTTGTAACTAGATATCGTAAGATGTCTATGCAGCCTGAATGCGAAAATGCTATTGACGATGTTGTAAATGAATCAATTGTTTACGAACCGGATAGCCATACAGTCGAAATCAATTTAGATCAAGTCGAAGTCACAGACGGTATTAAGAATAAAATATTTGAAGAATTTGACTCAGTAAAAGATCTGTTAGACTTTGAAAGACAATCATACGAAATTTTCAGACATTGGTATATTGACGGAAGGTTATACTACCACGTCATTATAGATGAACAAAATGTTCAGAATGGTATTCAAGAACTTAGATACATAGATCCTAGAAAAATTAGGAAAGTAAGGGAAGTCCAAAAGAAAAACAAAGGACAAGGACCTAACAGAATCACACTTAACCAAACAAAGCAAGAATATTATCTGTTCAATGACAAAGGATTTAAGGGCGGACCAGGAGTAACAAATCCCGCTCAAGGCACTACAAACGGTCTTAAAATAGCCAAAGATAGTGTGTTACATTGTACATCTGGATTAATGGACGAAGCAAATAAAATGGTATTAAGCCATTTACATAAAGCCATTAAGCCTTTAAACCAACTAAGAGTCTTAGAAGATGCAACAGTTATCTATAGAATATCAAGGGCAC